ACACCCCACGGGCGCACGGTCGACGGCCAGCACGGCGACGAGCCGGGGATCCTCGGCCAGCCGCGCGGCATACGTCGCGGCAAAGACCGTCGCGGCCTCGTCGGGATGCAGCGCGGGATAGGCCGCGGGATAGCGCTGTTGATGCTCGCGGATGAGCCGGGCGAGCAAGAGCTCGAGCGTGTGGCGGTCGCTCGGCTCGGCGGTGCGAATGACGAGACTCACGCGCGGCCCCCGGCAATGAGTTTCGGCCGCGCCGCTGCCCGGCGCCGCCGGCGGCGTTTGCGCGGCGGTGTCGCAGGCGCCACGGGGGCCGGCGCCGTCGGGGCCGTCGGGGTGTGGGGCTCGACGGCAGGACGCTCGGCGGCACCGGCCCGGACGGCAGCCAGCGGCAAGACGTGGTGCATGAGATAGGGGACCCAGCCGCGGGCCATCCATTGCGCGTCGCCGGCGGCGGCGGCGAGCTCGACGTGCGTCACGCCGAGCGCCTCGAGATCGGCCACGGCGCGCGTGACGAGGGCGCGCGCCAATCCGCGGCCGCGGTGCGTGGGGGCGATGTAGAGCCAGTGCGCGGCACCGTAGACCCGCGGGTCGCCCAAGGCCCGCTCCGAGATCTCGCCGCCCAAGTAGCCGACCAGCTCGCCCGTCGGCTCGTCGGTCGCCACGTAGACGAGGACGGCGGGATCCTGCTCGAGGCGGCGTGCGAGCCAGAGTGTGAAGCTGTCGAGGTCCTCGGGCCCGTAGGCCGGATAGGGCAGCGGCCGCGTCGGCTCGAGCTCGACCAAGAGCGCCGCAAAGAGGCGGCGGAGCCCGGGCACGTCGGCAAACACGGCGGGGCGAATCATGGGCCACTCTCGCCCGGGTCGGCGAGCAGCAGGAGCTCGTCGAGGATGCCGAGCGCACCGCGGAAACGCTCGACGGCCTGCATGTGCGCGAGCAGTTCCGTGTGCAGGACGTCCCGGCGCGCGCGAATAGTGGCGCGGTCGAGGACCTCGGGCCGCCCGTTACGCTCGTCCTCCGCCGTCATGCGCCGCCTTGACTGCGCGCCGACCACGCATCGCGACACGCGTCGGTGTCGAACTCGACGACCACGAGGGCATCGTCCCCGGTCACGGTGGGCGGGTCGCCCGAGACATAATGCGTGTGCACGATCTGTGCGCGCGCCCACCCTGCGGGGTCGCTACTCGTCGCGCCACACATGGCGCATGTGTACGTCGTCGCCATCAGCCGAGCTCCTGCGCGGTACAGTCGCCAAAGGTTTGCGCCACGATGGTCGCGCTCGTGCCGCTATTCACCTGGACGCGGAGATCGTACGTGTACGCCCCCGGCCCGACCGGATCGACATAGACCACGGGCGAGACGGGCACGACGACCTGCGCGCCCCCAGAGCCAATATTCTGCCCGTGGCTCAAGATCTGCGTGCCATTACGAAAAATCAGGATGTAGACCGATACGTTGCCGCTCGTGGCGGAGCTCGAATAGTACAGCGAATGCATCATGCTGAGCAGCACGGCGCCGCCGTATGTGGTGATCGTCGGCAACGTGTAGACGAGCACGGGCGTGTTGTACGTGCTCGTCGAGAACGCCACCGGAAATTTCGTCTGTCGGGCGCCGACGGCCCGCCCGCCGGGAATCTTGCCGACGTTGTTGACGGCAAACATCCGACTGAACGTGCCCGAGCCGGCGGGCGCGCGCCAGATGACAAACTCGTCGTTGGCATAATCCATGCGCACGAGCCAGCCCGGTTTGCTCGCGTCGTATCCGGTCGCACCTAGGTAATTCGCATACAGGCTCACGTTTGGCGTGGCGGATTGGAGAATGCCGCCGGGTGGCACTTGGAGGGTGCCGCTTGCGATTTGCGCCACCGCCGGGCTGGGATAGCTCCCCGATAAATCGCCGCCCGCCGGATTCAGGTTGGCGGCGGCGGCCCCCGGGCCCAACTTCGCCGCCGTCACGGCCGCGTCAGCGAGTTTCGGCGTCGTCACCGCGAGATTGGCAATATCGATCGTCGCCACGCCCCCGTCGGCGAGCTCGCGCGTGCCGACCGACCCGGCCGCGAGTTTCGCGCTCGTGATCGACCCGTCAGCAATATTGACGCTATCGGCCCCGCCGTTCCATGCGGCGTAGATCGTATCGAGGTCGGCATCCACCTCGCTCGCCAAGATGAGCGTGTACCCTTGCGCGACCTTGCCTTGATACGTGGTCGCGTTGCCTTCCTTGGCGGGACGTTGCACGACCGCCATTAGCGGGTCTCCCGTGCCGACGGTTGCACGCGGAGCTCGAAGTCGCGGAGGTCGACCCGCACGGCGTCGGTATGCGCCACGGTGACCTGGAAGGCCCGCGCGCGAATCTCGGGCACCGGCACCTCCCATTCCGCGAGGTCAAGCTGCGTCACGACCCAGCGCGCGGTATTCCAGTTGCTTTGATTCCAGATGCCGCCGACGGACGCACTGAGCGGGAGAATGCCACTCGCGGAGATTGCCTCGTCCCCCGTGACGGTGACGGCGAGGGACGTCGGCGCACTGACCCGCGCAATCGCCCGCGCCCGCTTGGCGAGTTTCGGCGTGAGTGGTGCCTGCGCGTCCAAGTAGGCCGAGGTCCAACGCGATTGAATCGGCACGGGCGGTGACCCGTCCTCGATATACTTCGCGGCCTGGTCGAGCAGCAGGATCTGCGCCGTGACGGTCGAGCCGAGGGTGGCCCATTGCCGGTCATCCTCTTGCGGATGATTCGGCGCGCGCGTGCTCGCCGTGTACGCCGGGGTCGTATGCGGCCCCCACCACGACGGCGGATCGCCGAGGCCGCGGCGAAGATCCAGCCACCATTGCACGCTCGGCTCCGTCGCCCCGGGCGCCACGATGGCCAGCTTGTAAAAGCCGCGGTGGTAGACGGCCCAGCACCGCACCCGGCCGACGGCGGGAATCTGGCGGATCGCATTCTCGATCGGCCAGCCGATGTCGCGCGGCTCGGCGGCCGCAGGCGATAAGAGATAGACGCTCCGCTTGCCGCAGAAGACGACGCCCACGGGGGTGGCCACGATCGTCCGGTCGCTCGGGCACCCCACCTCCGCCGACATCTGCGTCAAGGACGCCGATGGATCGCCGACCATGTCGCCCTGAAAGAGCCAGCACTGCGTCGCCGTGAAGATCGCGAGCGGCGCGGTCGGCTGCATGCTGCCCGACGATTGCGGGATGACAGCCAGCGCCGTCACCGGGTCGCCCACGTCACGGGTCAAGGCCGTGGCGGGGAAAAAGACGCCCTGGTTGAAGATGCTTTGCTCGAGCCCGGGCACAATGACGCTCGAGCTCCACGCTCGCTGACACGCCGAGCCGACGCCGCCGGCCCCCCACAAGGCCCCGCGGTGCGCGACCAGATGCGAGCCGCGGCGCGTGACGGTGCTGGGAATCGGTACCGGGTCGCCGTCCACCGACGGGTCGTCGTAGAGCGAAAACTGATCGGCGCCGGTCGAGACGGGCAACCCATTCGGCGTCTGGTCGTGCGCGCCCTCGATCATCTGGTCGGCGCCGGCCACGAAGAGGTGCCAGAGCTCGTTCGCCGCGAGCCCGCCGGTCGGGGCGCGAAAGACGAGGCGCGCGCGGCTCGTCGCCGGCGTCGTCGCGGTCTTGGTCGTCGCCAGATTCGTCCACCGCTGCGTGGTCGAATTGTAGGTGCCCCAGCGGTAGGAGTACGTCCCGGCAATCAGGTTACTATTGGGGTCGTCGACAAACGTCGCGGTGGCACCGGTATCGTCCGCCACCCCGAGCTGTACCAAGTCAATCGCCGTCCCGCCGAGCGGCACTTGCTTGATCGGGTCGGTATCGTTCCCGAAAAACACCGTGTCGCCGAGGACGGCGGCGCCGTGGCGTGGATTGGCGGTCGCAAACTTCCCATTCGAGACGGCCGCAAACGTGCCGTCGTCTTTCGAGACATAGATGGTCGAGCCGCCCGTGTCGCCACTCGCCGGCGCGGCGACGGCATAGAGGTAGCGGTGGCCGTCGGATCCGGTCGTGTAGACGAGCGGGTCGACGCGGAGCCCGCCGGGGAGGGTCTGCCACACGGTCGACCCGAGGCGCTTCGTCAGGACATACGTCGGGTCGGGCACCCAGTTATCGCACCGCGCGAGAAAGCCGAGCGGCACAAACGCGGGGTCCATGGCGAGCATGGTGCCCTGGAAGCGCCGAACGGGGATCGGCGTCTCGCGGTCGGGGGCGCCCGGCATTTAGTCGCCCCGGTACGGCATCCGGAACACCGCCGGGTCAAGCGGGATATCGGCCCGCTGCGAGCGCAGTGGCGCGGCCCCGCGGCGGATGAGGGAGAGCAGATTGTCGCGGTTCGCAGCCTCGTTCTGCGCGCGGGCGTCGCGCTCGTGCTCGAGCGCGAAGACGTAGACGGCCTGCACCAAGTAATTGTGGTACGGAAAGACCGGGATGTCGGTCGGCTCGTTCGCTGGCAGCGGCTCGGGCGGCAGGCGCTTGTAGCGGAGCACGACATCAATCCGCCGGCCCGTCGGGTCGGGGGCCACGGTGGCGGTCGTGTCGCTCCGCGACACGGCCCAGTAGAGCGGCACGCCGCCCGAGGTCGAGCCCGGAGGCGCCTGGATGCTCGCGAGCTCCTCGGGCGACAGCTCGAGCGCAAACACGTTCGCTTGCGGGCTCCCATCAATCGCCACGATCTGAAAGGCGTGGTCGTCGGCCGCGGTGACGAAATCGTCGGGGAGGTCGATCGTCGGGCCGGCGAGTGTCAGGGGCGCCGACACATAGAGAAACGGCCAGTCGGCCAGGGTGTAGAGCTCAAAGAGGTGCTGCGCGAGAAAGTCGGCGGCGTCGGCGTCGAGCGCGCGGTTGCCCGCGCGATTCAGCGCGAGGTCACGGATTTTCTGCCGCGTGTACCGCCCCGGCGGGATGGTCGGCACGGTCGACGTCCTCCTCTACCGCGGGCGGGTCGGGGAGCCCGAGCTCTCGGCGGAGCTGCCCGACCGCGTTCTGGTACACCTGGCGCTGCCGCTGCTCGAACTGCTCGCCGGCCTGGAGCAGGACGGCGTTGTTGACCCGCACGCGACTCACCGCGGCGGCCCCGGCGGCGGCGAGCGCCGCCTCGAGCTCGGCGGGGTCGTGCGCCACAAAGGCAATCGTCACGTGCTCGCCCTCGCCCGTCACCTTGACGAGCTGCCCGGAAAAGGGCGGCGTCGTGCCGTGTCGCGCCTTGGGGCCCTTCGCCATCATGCCCGCTGAATGATCCGGGCCCGCTCGGCGAGCGGGGAATCCAGGTCCATGGTCGGGTGCTCGGATTGGCGGTCATCCATGCGCTGCGCCTCGACGAGCCGCGCGATGTGCACCATGCTCCAGATGGTACGCGACTCGCAGTCCCAGAGCTCCATCGGCCCGAAGTACACGCGCTCGTTAATGCGGATAAACTGCTTATTCGGGAGCGCCGGAATAGTGGTCGTCACGCGCTCGCACCCGGGATGCAACTCCAAATGCGACGCGCGGCGGAGCCGACCCTCAATCCGGCGCTTGAGCGTCCGGCTGCCATCGTCGTCGGCGTGACAGACGGCTCGGTACGTCTCGTTCAGGGCCTTGAGGCGGGCGGATGTCAGCGGGGCGCGGTCCTCGAGCGCCACCGCGGCGAGGTCCTCCGCGTCGAGGGCCTCGTCGGGAATCTCCTCCTCCACCGCCGCGGACTCTGGCGGCGGTGGGGGATGCAGCGGCGGGCGTGCCATGGAGATTACCCGAACTGGCTCACGGCCTCGAAGCGCCGGAAGAAATCGGTGTTCAGGATGCAGGTCTTGGTCATGAACTTGAAGCCCGCTTTCCGGCGCTGCTTCAACGGATCCGAATCGGTTGCGGTGGCGGGCGTGAGCGTCGTTGTGACCCGGGCGCCGAGTGCAGGCACCGCAAAGGCGCTCTTGCCGAAAATGTAGCCGATGTGCACGGTCCCAGTCGCCGGCGGGTCAGCGCCGGCGGGTGCGCCGCTCGCGTTGTACTGCAGCGAGACCCCGCCGCTCACCTTCGCCACATTGACGGTCGCCGCTGCGGGGCCCGGGAAATTCACCTGGCCGGCATAGAACGGCACGTTTCCGCCCTCAGCCGACACGTAGAAATTGTAACGGCCCGTCGGCGCCGTCGCGCTGATCGTGAATTGCACGTCGAACGCCGCGGCATTGGTCACGGTGGCCGTGGCAATCGGCCGCGTATCGAGCCCGGTAATCGGATCGGCGAGGGCCGCCGTCACCTTGACGCTCGCGCCGGCAGTAAAGCCCGTGTCGCCGGTCGGCAGCGCGGTCAGCGCCGCGGCCGACACGCCGCCGGCGCCGGTCGGGAGCAGCGAAATGATGGGGAGGAGATTCGACCGCTTCCAGCGTACGCCGCGCCACCGCCCGATCTCGGCGTTCATCAGCGCCGTGGTTTCGGCGTACTGATGCGACAGCACGAAGGTCTGGTCTTTGGCGAGGTCCTGCTCGTGGTACGGATCGACGACGCCGGCATACATGCTGCCCGGAAAGACCGGCGCCCCGAGCTGGCGGAGCGTCGCCACGATGCCTGAGACGAAATCGGTGGTCGGGTAGTCGGTCGTCGCAAGCGTTGAGCGCGAGGTCTTGCCGCCCGGAAAGATGACGACACCCGAGCCCATCAGCACCTTTTGAATTTCCCGATCTTGGAGCTCTGCCGACGCATTGCCGAGCCGGTCGGTGGCTGCAGTGAGCGCCGGGTGCTTGGTCGTCATCAGCGCGACATCGGTCAGCGCAACGACCATGCCCCACTGCTCGAGAATCGCCGTCACCTTGTTGACGACGAGTGCCGTGGAATCCGGCGTGATGCCCTCGGAGAGTGGCGCGCCCGGCAGTGGCAAGCGCTCGTAGCGCTGCGCCGAATATGTCTTGCCTTCGCCATCAGGCAGATTCGGCGTGTCGCCAATGTCCTGAAACACCGTCAACTTCTGCGCGATGGCCAGGAGCTCATCCTGTAACCAGAGCGGCGCGAGATCGTTGACGAGGGTGGTTGAGGTACTGAGCCCCGGATCGTTGTAGTTATAGGTACTGCCGGGCATGGCGGCGGCCTCCTCTTAGATCGTGGCGCCCTCGAGCGCCTTGCGTTTCTCCTCGAGCGACATCGTCCGGAACTGCTCGGGCGTCGGCGGCGTGCGGGGTTGCTTGGTCGGCTCGGGGCCCGCTTTCTGCGCGCTCGCCCCGCCCTCGGTGACGGCACCGGCGGCGGCGCTGGCGCGTTGCGCCTGCTCGACGCTGCGCTGCCGGGCGCGCTCCTCCACCAGCGTGTCGACATATTTCGGGTCGTCCATACGTCGGGACCTCACGAGCGCCACGGCCTGCTTGCGGGTGATGACCTGACCGCGCTGGCGGTACTCCATGCGCACGCGGTCGGCCTCCTCGGCCTGGGTTTCGTATGTCGGAATCTCCTGGCGGACCTGGAGGAGATCGACGGCGTCGGCCATGCCCTCGAGGCCCTGCAGGAGCGGGCTCGCGAGCGTCTCCATGAAGGCAGCGAAGATCGGCACATGCGACTGCACGACCTCCTCCGTCCACTGGCCGCCGAGGCTCGCGGAAATCCGTTGCGCCTGCTCGCGCGGGAGGCGCACCAGCGGCATCGGCCCTTGCTGCTGCGCCATCGGCTGCGGCTGGAGGAGCCGATATGTCGCCTCGACGTGCTCGCGCTTGGCGCGCTCGAGGGCGAGGTCGCCCTCCAATTTCGCGACCCGCACACCCCAATCCTCCGCCGGCGGGGCGCCGGCCTCGGGGGCCGGCGCGTCGGTGGGGGAGGGCTCGGGGGCGGGTGCGGGGGCAGTCGGGTAGTCGTCAGCCATCAGGGCACGGGCTCCTCGCCGAGCGGATCCGCCCACCACTCACGCCGGGGCGCCAACGGCCGGGCGGTTTCCTCGATTTCGGCACGCTGCGCCGCGCGGCGGGCGAGGGCGGCGAGCGCCAGCGACTTGACGAACAGCGGCATGATGAGCCGCTGGAGCTCCTCGACCTGCCCGCGGCGTTTCATGGCGACATCCGCCGTCGTCACGTCGTCGACGAGGAGCTGCGCAATCCGGCCGTCGACGTACGCGCGGAGCGCCGTGTGATACCCGCTCGCCTCGAGGTCGCGGGTGAGTTGCGCGAGCTCCTGCGGATCGACGCCGCTCCCGAGGTCGAGGCGCCCCAAATTGCCAGCGGCGATCATTAGAAGGGCACCGCGCCGCGGCGCATGGCGGCCATGGTTTGGCGGGCGCCGCGTTGCCGCATGACGGGCGACCGTGCCGAGGGCGGCGGCGGGGGCGGCACGAGACGCTCGGCCCGTGGCGTCGCGGGGGCCATCGCCGCGCCGGGCGGCGTCGGCCGCGGGGGCGGCAGACGACCTGCGGGTGGCGGTGGCGGGGGTAGCCCGGGGCGGCCGCGCGTCGGGGTCGCGCGGAGCACGGGGATGGCGAGCGCGACGCGGCCACGCATGGCCCGGGGCGGGGGCGCGGGCGGCGGCGTCGTGGCGCCCTTCATGGGCGGCACCAGCGCTTTTCCCTTGCCATTCCCCACGGCGCCGCGTTTGCGTGCCATCGTGGGCGGGCCCGTGTAGCGCTCACCCCCCCGGGGCTGTCAAGACCCGGGGCCGATCCGCATGTGCGGCGATACCCCGACGACGGCGAGGAGCCAGGCCAAAAGCCAGAGAATCACGGCGATGATGACCACGGCATTGATGATCTGCTTAATGCGCGCGTCCATCGGGATGTAGGTATTGACGAGCCAGAGGAGGACGCCAATCACGATCAGAATCACGACGAGCTGGATCAATTCCACGGTGCACCTCCGTTAGGTCGTCGTGGTGGTTGAGCTCGGCGGCGTGGTCGTCGTCGGGACGGCGGTGCTGGAGGTGCTGCTTGAGGTCGTGCTCGAGGTCGTCGTGCTTGCGGGCGGGTCGCCGCCCGGCCCGCAGGCATTCCACGCCGGCCCGCACGGCTGAGCGCCGGCGACCGCGGCGAGGAGGAGGAGCGCCGCCGCGCGCATCTAGTGCGCTCCCGCGCAGGAATAGAGGACCTTGACCGAGCACCCCGTGCACTGCGTGACATTCGCCCGGTAGCTGCACGTCGGCGCCAGCACCGACATGACGGCACTCGGCGTCGTGGCGTCGATCGTGACGACCCCGTTGCCGACCGTCGCCCACGCCACGTCATCGCACGACACCTGGAGCGCGACCGTCGCCGTGCCCGCCGTGCGCACCGCCTGCACGAGGAGCGCCGGGGCCGCCCGGCCGCCGAAGGTATCCGGCGTCGGCCCGACACCCGTCAACGGCGACGGCGTCAACGTCGTGCCGTCGCACGTCTTGTTGGCAGCGCCCGCGGTGCCGAGCAGACACGCCAGCATGAGCGGCACGAGAAACTTGGCCTTACCCGACCGCAGCTTGGAGAGGGTCTGCGCGAGCGCCGCCTGGCGCTTGGTGCGCGTCGACGCCTGCGACCCCTCTTTCAGCACGGACCGCGCAAAGGCTTGCGTGCCCTTGCCGGCAGCTTTCGCCTTGGCTTTGAACGCCCCGGGCCTCTTGATCGCGCCTTGGATCCACTTCTCTGCCATGGGTCACCTCGGGAGCCGCGGGAGGCCGCGGAATAGGTCCGACAGGGTCCGGGTCTTACCGACCCGCCCTTGCCCCAGCGGGGCCGGGGGCCGGATGCCCATCAGCGCCTTGGCGCGGCCCCGGGCGTCGCTATGTGGCCGCTCGGGTCGCGGCCCGGAATAGTTGGGGCCGACCTCGCGGGCGAGCGCGTTGACCCCGGCCCCCGGCACACCCGCTATATAAGGAGGGGGCGGCGGCCCGCCGGGCGGGGCCGGCAGCGGCGGCGGGATGGGGGGCGGCCCCATGGGCGGGGGCCCCGCCGGCGGGAGCATCCCCGGGGGAGGCGGCATCGGGGGCCCGCCGGGGACGGGGGGAGGCCCGATACCGGGCGGAGGTGCTCCCGGCGGCGGAGCGCCGGGCAGACCGCCGGGCCCTGCAAGCGTCGCCATGGACTGCGCCAACGCCTGCGCCTCGGCGGCAATCTGGAGGCCGATATGCTGGTGGATATGGGTCTGCAGCCCGAGCCGGGCATCCTCTGTTAAGGAGTCGCTGTCGAGGAGGTGCTGGTGCCCTTGGACGTGCGCCGTGTGGTCGTCCTGGGGCGACACGCGGAGCTCGTCGGCGCGGTTGACCCGGGCGAGCGCGTTCTCCCAGCGCCAGTCATTCGGCGCCACGTCTTTTCCAGTTTTGACGACCCGGTCGGCGTCGGGGAGCCCGAGGCCGACTGACCAGAACGTCCGGAGAATGTACGGCCAGTCGATCGTGACGTTCTGCGCCGCCAACTGGTCGGGCGGGATCTGGCTCATGAGCGCGATCCCTTGCACCATCTGCTGCGCCCGCACCTGTTGGTTTTGCGCCGTGGTCGTGCCGAGCCATTCCCACTCGTATTCGCCGACGAGATCGGCGACCGTGATCGGGTGCTCGACGAGCTCGAGGCCGTCCTTGCCCGCGACCTTTAAGATGATGTCCCGGTCAAGGCACTGCTGCGTCAAAATGTCGGACCGCTCAAGGAGCGGCACCAGCACCTCGTCCTCGAGATTCTCGACGAGCGCGCGGAGGTCGACGGCGGAGTCGGCAAGCTGCGCCGCCAAGCCGGCGGAATCCTGGGGGCCCGCTTGCTGCGCCGGCGCCATCGGCCGCGCCGGCGTCGGCGCCACCAGCGTATCGGCGAGCCCGACGTAGCCCTGGACGGCGCCAAACCCGGCCTGCGCGGCCCCCTGCGGCGGCGTGGTGAATTGCACGCCCTGGGGATTCGCAAGCCACTTGGCACCCGGCGCCATGCGGAGCGAGGTCGGATCCTGCACCGCGCCGATGTCGACGACGGCAATCGGGTTCGTCGACCAGATGAACGCATCCCCGGACTGGTTCCCGAGATCGTTGACGAAATACTGCATGTAGTCGAAAATCTCGGGCAACCCGCGGCCATAAAACTCTTCCTCGAGCTGCACGAAGCGGCCGACGAGCCACTGCGAGCCGCCGTGCCAAAAGGGCCGGCGCTGCACGCGCAGCGGGATCTCGTCGGCGCCGAGGGTCACGAGATACGGCGCCACGTCGTCGTCCTCGAGGTCGACCGTCCACATGCATTCGGTCAAATCGAGCGGGCGCAGCGCCGCCGGCACGTTGTAGTCGAGCGGGGCGGTAAAGCCCTTGTCGGCGAGCCGAATGGCGAGCGCGTCGTACTTCTCGGGATTGCGCCCCGCCTGCCCGCCCGTGCGGCCCGCCAGCGCCCGGTCATAGAGGTCGACGAGCTCATCAACGCCCTCGTAGACGTTCCCGGCTTTCGGATTGGACGGATCCAGCGGCTTGTTGGCGAGGGCGTACACGCGGCTCCGCGGCACGCAGCGGTCTTCAAAGGAGAGCGTGGTGTCCTCGAGCCCGGCGGCGGTCGTCGGCCAGACGTAAAACGCGAAGAGGTCGACGGGCTCGAACGTCGGGCCGAGAAACGCCGCCACTTTTTCGACTTGCTCGACGGTCTTCCCCGACGGCGCGCCGTCATCATCGAGGACATCGCGGAGCACCGTCTGCTCGTGCTCGACCGCCCGCCAGACATTCCGCACCGGCGACGTGCCATACATGACGAGCTGGCGGAGCCAGGGGAGCGCGTGTTTCCGGAGCCGCATGTGGCGGCGCATCCAGTATTTTTGCAGCGCCTCCTTGGCGGGCACGCGCGCCTCGAAGTCTTCCCTGAGCGCCCGGCAGGCAAACCAGTCCTGATCGGGGAAGAGGTCGCGTTTGAGGCGCGAGACCCATTGCTCGATCCAGCGCCGACCGACCGGAAAGTACGTATTGGTCCGGCCCTTGTACCCCTGCTGGTCGTGCCGCACGCTCCAGATGCGGTAATAGCGGAGCCAGCGCTCGCGGAGCACGCCGTTGCGCTCCGAGCGCGTGCGCCGCACCAACGGGACGAGCTCGTTTTTGACGCGCTCGACGATCTGCGGGTCGAGCGCGAGATTCTTCGGCGCCTCGCCTCGGGCGGGCGAGAGGGTCGCGGCGGCGGCCCCGCCCGCGGCGCGTCGTGCCATAAGCCTCGGGCGGGCCCGTGTAGCGTCCCGCCCCCTAGGCCGTCAACGGGGGCGGCGCTTGTGCACGTCGTACCAGCGGCGATACCCCATCGCGTTGCACTGGCGGCAGTACCGCCCGCGGCGCCCGGACGGGCGCGCCCGCCAGCCGTCGAGCGGCCCGTGCCCGTGACGGCACTGCGGCACCAAGTCCTCGAGGAGCCGCGTGACGGCCCGTGGGCTCGTTAGTCCTTGCTCCACGGCGCGGCGTCGAAGGCGGCGAGCACGGCGTTGAGATCGGTGAGGATCTGGAGAAGGGGAAGCTGTCTGAGTGCCCAGTCTGATTCCGTGTCGCGTGAGATGTCGCGGACTAGCGTGCCGTCATCGAGCAAGCCAGACAGCGCTCGCAGTACGATCAATGATTGCCGCGCCTGCGCCCGCGCCTCGTCGCGGGCCATCAGAGCCGCCCCGAGTTCCACCTGCTGATCGTCCAGTCGCTTCTGCAGCGTATGATATGCCACCCGCGCCTCGTCGCGTTCGCGCTCAAGAGCCACGATACGGTCGACTTGGCAATTCATCTGCTCGGCGTAGAGGTCGCGCGTCGTCCATAATCGCTTCACCTCATCCAGCAAGCGGGGCAGGGCGTCGCGGGCGATACGCAGCAGCAAGTCATCGTCAGCCGTCAGGTATGCGCGTTCGTCGAGCCGCCGCAACTCGGCCAGCTGCTCGGGGGTCAGGGGAAGTCCCATGGTGCCTCGCGTTACCACGCCCAATCCGCGCGCGCGATGGCCTGGAGCTTCAGCATCCATTCCGAGCTCGAGCCCTGCAAGTTGTCGTGCAGGTAGCGGGCGGCGTCGACGACGTCCTTGTATGGATGCGTCGGCATCGGTTTCCCCGTTTTCGCATGCCGCGCAAACCCACCCGAGAGCGCGCTATGGAGAATCGGGCACCGCGGATCGACCAGCAACGTCGGCGACGGCACGTCCTCGCCGGGCACCTTGACGCGGCGCAAGAGCCGGTCGCGCAGATTGTTGTACGACGCGTCGCTGCTGCGCGCGAAGGTCTGCAGGATAATCCCATGGTGCAAGAGCACGGCGCGAATCGACCCGAGCTCCATCTCGTGCAGCGCTTCCGGGTCGCCCGCGTCAAAGCAATTCGCGCCCGGGCCGACCAGCTCGATCGTCATGGCCTTGGTGGCCTCGATCTGCGTCGTCAGGTTCGCATGCTCGAGCACCAGCTCGCCGACAAAACCCAAGCGGCCGTGCACGTCGAGCTGCGCAAACACGGTGACGGGGCAGACCTGCCCGAAGTCCCACCCTCTCAACAGACGTGCGGACGCATTGACCGGAAAGACGCGGCGCATCTCCGCGGGCACGTACTCGGGCAGCACCGGCTCGCCGCCCGCGAGATCGAAGGCAATTTCAAATTCGCGTTGCCAGCCGCGCGGCGGCATGCCGCGCATCGCCTCGCGTTTCCACGCCGGATCGCGCTTGGCCGGATCGGCGGTATAGTGCACCTCGACGACGTGGACGCCGTTGCGCGGGCAGCGCCACTCCGTCACCCCCGGTATCGGCTGCGCCGCCGTGCCGCGCGGGTCGGGCGCCGCACCCCGGGCACCTAGGAAAGGCACGAATCCTCGTCGACCGGGCAGCCCGCCACGACCCACCGCTCGAGGGTAAGCGCCAGGTCCCCGACCGGATCGGCCAAGGTCGACGGCGCGTGGTCGAGCCACTCCTCAACGATGCGTCGCACCGTCGCCGCCAGCCGCGGCTCCCGTGTCGGGTCGTTACGCGCCAGCGTCCTCGGGCTCGTCCTCGGCATCGTCCGGCGGCCCCACGGGCTCCGGGTCCTCCAAGTCTTTGACCGCATCCTCGTCCGGCGGCGGCACGGGCGGCGGCGTCTCGTCCTCAGGGCGCTCGGTCATGTCACTCCTCCTCATGACGGGCCCGGGGCCGGTGGCCAGCCCCACGGCGCCGCGTCATCGTAGTACTCGGGCCCATGACGCACCGAGACATGCACGTGGTGCGCGTGTTTGTTGCGTCCCTGGTAGGCTCGCCACACGCCGGCCGGGTGCGACTGCCCCAAGCCAGAAAAGATGCGGCCATTGGAGATCACATAGCGCACCCGCGGCTCCCCAGACAGCACGCGGGTCCGGAGCCACTCGGCAAACAGGTAGGAATCGAACCCCCCGACCGGATCATGCGTGAAATCGCGGGCGCAGACGACGGAACAGCACTTGCACGGGTTGTGTTCACTCTTCCGAGCCGCGTGGCGGGTGTCGCCGACCCCTCCATCACTCACTTTCGACCGTTTGGGGGCGCTGTTGTTGACCTCGCCGAGCAATCCCTCGTCAAAACGGCCTCCGAGAGCCCTGGCGAGCCGCCAACTCACCGATTTGGCCCGGTTTCGCGCTGTCGGAGCTCCAAAAACCGCTGCATCAAGGCCGTCTGCGCCTTCAATTCCGCCGTTTGCGCCCGTAATTCCGCCACACTGGCCGTTTCCGCCTCCACCAACCGCGCCGCCGCCTCCGTATTGGCGCTCATCCGCGCCGACATCAGCTCCACATTCCCCTGAAACCGGAACAACAAGAACCACAAGAGCACCCCGGCGACCACGACCGGAAACCCGACCTGCACGATCACCCGCGAGGCAATGTCCACCCACCCCGCCCCCGGCACGACCACCTGGGGGCCCCCACCCGGCCCGCTCATCGCCCCCAAAACCCCCGGGGGGTGGGCCGCCCGGCCTCGAGGGAACGACCGGGGGCGGTCGCATCGCAGCCGAACGGCCCAGCGGGGGGCTCCGTCATGGCACCACCGGGACGGGCCGTGTGCCATCCCGACCCCCGGGTCGTCAATCCCGCGCAGATTCCCCGTGCCACACGGACTAGGCACCCCCCGAGGGGCTTGGTA